TAAAAAGTATAATTGCTCTTGAATATAGTATACAACTGATTGGCTATTTTAGTAATCTTTGGGGTTTTTACATCAACTATTTCTCTAATATAAATGTATAATGCCTTTTTATTAAAAACATCTAAATCTTCTCTTTTTCTAAATAATTCTAAAATAGCGTCTGCTATTTGGGCATCATTCTTTTTAGGGAAAAGTTCAAATATATTATCAGTACAATATTTAACGTATATATCTAAGTATTTATCTAAATCAGATTTAATATTATCATCACCCATGTTATAGGAGTGTTCTGAACCTTCTTTAGATAGTTCTGAAACGTCTACTTTCTTAATTTTTTTATTGTAATTTTTAGTATTATATAATATTAACCATCTTTTTACAATAGTACCAAAATAGGAATATGCCTTTGCTCCTCTAGTAGGATCAAATAAATGCATTTTGGATAAAAGAAATGTAATTATCTCATGTTGTAAGTGTTCTAAGTTACTTACTTCAGTATGATAAAATTTAAATGTGTGGATAATATTTTGTGTAAGTTTAAAAAACGGATAATGGATTTCATTTTGATAAATCGTACTCCGTAAATCAGAATCCCTTTCGGGATCTAAATTGTTATATCTTACAATTGCATTTTCGGTATCTTGAGTGAAGTAGTTTTTACTCTTCTTTCTCCTTTTTCTAACTGTCTTCATTTAGAATCATAGGTCAATTTTAAATTGTGAGATTGCATTTTGCAACTTTTTTATTTCATTAAAAAACCAACCTATTTCATCATCAGACTTAAAAGTACCCTTTTCGTCTATTTTATCTAACCTTTTTTGGGTAAATTCTATTGACTCTTGAAACTTTTCAATAAACTCACGTTGTGAAACGATAATATCTTCAGCTTTTTCATTTTTCCTCAGAAGGTTGAAGGTCGTATATAATAAAATAACGACCGCTAAACCTAATAATACATATATAATAATCGAGGTTTCCATCATAAGCTATCTAACATGTTCTTAAGTCCTTGACTTTTAACTGAGTTTAAAGCTTTAGACTTAACATTTTGTTTTGACTTCAATGTAAATGAAGAATTTTGCTTCTCCACATTATTTTCCCCTTTTAGTTTAGGTAACCATTCTTGTTCAAATTCAATACGAGCACACATTAAATCTGCCTGGTGGAGGATGTAAGGTAAACATGTACGAGGTTTTTGTTCAGGCATGAATGTTTTAAGATATTTTACATTAGCATCATCATATAAACCATCATGTGTTTTAATAGCTACCATTTCATTAAATGTATATGAAATTCCATGTTGTTGTAATAAAAATAAACCTCTATCAGGTACGGAACAAAAAGCTAAACTTTTATTAAACATATAATCTTCACCTAATTTATCTTTTCTCCATTGATCAGTTTGAGGTACATAAGCTTCATTTTCACTATCACCTATTTTACCTAAATCATGGTTAATAGCAGCAAATACTAATTCTTCTTTGGTATATGTAGTAGTATCGGCTCCAAAAGTATCCCATAATGCGTGTAAATCTAAAGCTGCTTGAACAACTTTATTTACATGAGCAACATAACCCCCTGGAAATGCACCGTGATACTCTTTTTTATGAGCGGCTGGCATTAGGATTATACGTTCCTCAAATTTTTTATAAAAATCTAATAATTGATCTTTTCTACCACCTGTAATGTGGATATCAATATTATTTAAAAATACTTTCCAATTTGACTGGAGTTGCTCTGCTGATAAGGTCATAACTAAATTTTGTTAATTTCTGAAGGAGACATATTCTCTGCTTCAACCATTGATCTAATATCTTCAACTAATCCTTTAGCTCTACCAAGATTAACTTTATATGTTTCAATAGGAGCTTGTCTATTAACGATTTGCTGGAGTGTGTTTAGAGTGGCTTCTAAATTATCCAATTTGTTATTAATTAAATTTCTGTTTCGCATAACTTTTGTTAATGTTTTTATTTAAATTTTTCTATCCCCCGGCGTTTATACCCTTCATTTCCAATCCGTTTTAAACCCCGTATTATCAATGTACGTGGAAGAAAACCAAATGGCACGGGATTTTATATTTTTTTTACTATTTTTAAGATGTTGTGCATATGAGCGCATTTTTCGTATGCTTCTAAGTTTTCAAAGAATGAAATTGTGCGATTTAAAGAGTCGGCTAATATTTTAGAATTATATTTTGTTAAAGCATGTAGGTGAGTTCTTTTCTCTATATTAACCGTTTTTATATAATGCCAAGCTCTATTAAAAACTGTAAATTCGGACGCTTTCTGAGTCATTTCTTTATCGTACTCATGTCCTTCTTTTTCAAAAAACTTTTCTAATGCTTTATTAAACGCAATATTATTCTGAATTAGTTTAACAAACATTCCTATTTTGCCTGCTGGTGTGTCAAGGAAATTAACAGCAACAGTAGTTATTTCTTCACTGTGCTTTTCCTTTTCATTATCACTAAAAAGTCCAAATATTTTATTTATGTCAGGCATGCTCATAAATATTAAGATAATATCTGATCTATATTTTTGATTTTATCCTCTGCTTCTATTTTTAACTTCTCAAGTAGTCTATATTCTTTTACTACTTCCTTCTTATTTGGGTTATCTGGATGGTAATTCCACAATTCTTCCATTACAGTAGTAGTGGCTATTACATCATTTATCAATTCAACCCTTTCGTTTTCTAATTTTAATTTATATTCTTTAGTCATCTTTTATTTGATTTATTAATTTTTCAGTTATTTGTCTTGCACTATCATTATCATGAACGTTTATTGCATCTAATAAATCGTTTAATTCATGATATAGTAATTCTTTATTAAAACTTATTTTCATCCTATAATTAATTTAATATATAATACAATCATTATCAATATTAAGAACCAGGCTACATAATCCATTAATTCCCAATTTCTAAAATATTTCATTAATCTACTATTATTTTAATTACTTTATCAATATCCTTAGTTTCACCTAAATCATAATTAAAGGTAGTTCTCATATATACCTGTAAGGTATCATTTTTCATTGAACCATCCAAATAATATTGCTGTTGAGGATTATAGTTGTTTTTACTATAGGTACCCATTAATCTTTCAGAATAAGGGCAATCGTCACACATTTTATCTGTATATGAGTATCCTGCTATATTAAGTACTTCATGAAACTTAGCAGCATAACAAATAGATAAGGTTTGATTAGCTATAGGTATAGCAACTTGGAATTGAGAATCAGTATATAAACCAAACGGTGAATATCTTGAAACTGTAAATTTAATATCTTCTACCCAAATCCAGTAATCGGAATCATATCTAACTTCAACTAAAGGAACTCCATTAATTTCATATTGCTCATTTAATTTGTCTACTTTACCTTTTATAGTAAAATAATTAGGACCCCAATGTTTAATATGGTAATAACCATTTTCATCTTCATAAACATCAGGTTGAACTAATTCATCAATCCAAAATTCAACATTACAATTTCCATCTTGACATGGATATGCATCTAATTCATCCCAATCTTTACTACATGAACTAAGTAATACTAATAATACTATTAAAAATATAACTACTAAATAATCTATAATTTTTTTCATATAACCTTTATTTTCATGGGGGGATCTTACACCCCCCAAATTGTATAAATTTAAATTAAGCATTAACGTATTCAAGTGCAACATCAAACATTTTACTATTCAGATCCATATCTTGTTTAAAGTTTTTAATCTGTCTAGCTTTTCTATGTTTAGTACCAACAGTATAATCAAAATCTCCTTCGATTATTTTTTCTTGAATTGTATTAAACACACTCCATAAATCATCACCTTTATCTTCAGGTCTAACTGGAGTAATGAACTCATCCATATCAATAGTGATTCTTTTAAGCTCATCTTCAGGGAATCTAACTGCTAACATATCTTTAGCAAAATCCATGATCATTTTTTGATTCATCTTAGTATCAATCATTTTATTCATTGATTCTACAGTTAATGGTAATTGCTCTACCATTTCAGTAACTTGCTTTTGAAGTTCTTCAAAATCATAACCCATATGTCTAATTGAAACTTTTTCAAACTCATTAGTAGAAATAACTAATCCATTTTCACAAATCATTCTAAACAAACCAGCAGTGAAAGTAAAGGCATTTTTACCATCATGTGAATTAGTTAATAATATTTGTGGGAAAACAGTATCAATTGGGTTTTTCTTTGCAAATGTACCATTAGTTCTTCTATAACCCGTAGGAGAAGTACTTGATTCAACGATATTACTAGGCATTTGATTAATGACTATATCATCATTTCTAAAAACTACTAAATGTTTTTGGTAACCTTTAGTACCTTTAGTTCTAGCATTAACTTCTTTAGCATCAATTACATTCCAACCTAATAATTCCATATCATCAATCAATCTATCAGTAGGAATATGTGAATATTTCTTTGATACTTCAGGAGAAGGCTTAGTTGAGAAGATACTTGGAGCGATCTCTCTTAACTCATCTTTACTTAAATATTTACTTGAATTTAAATCTAACATAACTTTAATTTTAATTATTTATGCCATAAATATACGAAGGGCTTCCGGGGTAGCCAAGTTTCCCGTGCATTACTTTTAAGAAACTTGCGAGAAATCACGTGCTCTTCGAAACTCTCTTACTTACATTATCGCATACATAAATCCGTATATATGGTTATACTAAAATCTAATAATTTACCAACATATCTTGCTATGATTCCCAAATGTTTAGTGATGGTAGGTGCGGATACTTGTCCTTCATGTAGGAAAGTCAAAAAAGAATTAGGATCTATTGGAGAATCAATAGAGGTATTATATATTGATGGGGATAGATGGGAGAGTA